CAGGATACTCTGGATCATTATAATCATCCACAACGATAACACCATATTTGGACATCTTGGTACTAAAATTGACCAAGTCTTTGTATACAGCCACATCTTCATGACAACCATCAATGTGTAACAGTCGTAAAGGTTTACTGAATGTAATCGTATCTGGTGTTAATGTGGTTGTATCTTGGAGTCTCCACTCAATGTTATTTGAAGTGCCATACTTTTTAAGATTACTCTCAGTTATTCCATTTTCAAAATTAATGTCATACAAATAAATATTATCTGTTGGTTGACTATAATTAGAAAGAGCAATTGCACTACGACCAAAAGCCACACCAATTTCACACACATCACCTTCAATACCCTCTTGGATATCTTTCATAATCATATGAATGAGAGCATGGTCATGTGCATGAAACCATCCTCTAACTTGTTTCTCTACAACATTTTGGTAGTAGATAAGATTTTGCAGAACATTCCAGCTCTGTTCATATTTCATTACAGGTTCAATTCTATTACTATCTGTATTGTATATTAAGTCACTCATTTTTTCCATCCTTTATAAACATTTCTTTTACCACTCCAAACATCAGACATAGCACCTTTATTTAAGTCATTTTTTTCACAAAATTCTGTTAAACCAAAAAATGAAATTGTTTCTCCTTTTGGAGAAATGAATGTATAATGTTTTTTTAATTTATTTTTATGTTCTTCAGTTTTTGGTTTTTTCATTTTTTCAATAACTTCTTTGGAATATATTCCTGTTTTATTTTTATTCCAAGGTATATTTCCTTTTTTCAAATCACTTAAAAGTTTTTTAACTTCATTAGTATGTGTTTTGTTAAACATAGGATTATTTTGACCTGACATACTTTTACTTTTTTCTTTTAACCATTTTTCTGTATGTTTTTTTCCATACATACCGTTCATAGGACCATACATTGAGCCACCAGTACCACCAAAATGAACGTTGTAATCAGGTTTTAATTCTTCAATTAATTTTATTTCACAATCAGTAGCACTATTTTTATCATTAAATTCATGTAACAATTCAATAATAAAATTTTCAACTCCATATTTTTTTATGGCTAAAACTATTGGCATTCTATTTGTTTTGGATTTTGAATGTAAATTAAATCTTTTTTGTAAATTTAATTTTGTATATCCAACATAAAAATGTCCGTTTAATTTATTAGTAATTTTATATATTTTATATATTTCCATATTGTTATTATGATTGAGTTGTCTTTACTATTTATTTAGTAAATATTACTTTTCAATAATGGAAAAATTGTTTTTCTTAGTAAATTTAATTATAGAACGAAATTTATCAAAAAGCTGGTCTCCTTTATGGCTTATAACAAAAACATTTGTATCGGATGATAATTCTTTCAACAAACTCATTAACAATTCAACGGATGTGGAATCTAAACTACTATCAAACACCTCATCTAAAATTAACAAATTAGTATTTGTTGAATTTTTTAATTTAGCAATTTGTCTCCATGTAAACAATAATGATAGGTCTATTTTTTGTTTTTCACCTTCGGAGAAATTGGCATAAGAGAATTCATCACGATGCCTACTCTTAATTGTTTCTTCAAAGTTTTCATTGATGTTAAAGTTAACAAAGAAATCCATGGCCGTCAAGTACTTGTTAATCAACTTGTTCATAATTGGCAAATACTGTTTAATGATTCTGGTCTTAATGCCACCATCTTTCAACAAAGTACCTGCAAATTCATGGTAGTGTTTTTCCGATAACTGTTCTTTGTACAACTGGTTATAAGTTTCAAGTTCTTGTTTCAGTTCAGTTAACTTCTGGTCAGCACCTTCTGTACCAACTCGTTTCTCATTCAATTCACCTAACTCACCATTCAATTTTGAAATGTATTGATTGATGGATGTTATGGTAGAATTGTGTCTAATAATTTCACCGTTGTGTGCATTAATGTGATTGATGATATCAGTAATGGATTTAACCTCATTGTTAACTTTGTTTAGTTCTTCATCAATTTCTTGGAGGCCAGTCCTTTGTGTATCAATTTTCTCTGTCTTTTCTTTAACTTGAGAATCTTTCCAGTCGGAAGTAATTGATTGTTTGCATGTTGGACAGTCGTGGTTGCTTTCATAGAACTGAATCTCCTTTTCATTTCTGGCAATATTAGTTTGAACTTTACCTTTAATTTGAAATAGACCCTTGGCTTTCTTGTCAAGTTTCTCTTTCTTATCACCAACTTTACCCTGTAATACGTCTATATGTTTGTTAATCAACTCAATATCTTTTTCCAATTGTTGGATGTGTAGATTTGATTCTGCAACTTCTTGCACTCTCTTTTGTATTTCGGCAACTCTGTTCTTATTATTTTCTTCAATGTTCTGCATCTGTAGATTGATTTTTTCATCTACAAGTTTGATATCATATTTTGATTTGGTGATACCATCTTTTAATGCCGACATTTTTTCTTTGACAATGGCATTCATTGACGAGAATATTTGTATGTCCAGTAAATCTTCAATGATAGTTCTACGGTCGGCCGCAGACAACTGCATGAATGGTACAAAGGATGCTGAGCCAAGAATGACAACTTGCGTGAAGGATTTATAATTTAATTTGAGAATATTCTTCTCTAAAATCTCTTGGTAATCCTTTGAAGCTGCATCTTGGTTCAGCAATACATCATTCAGGTATATTTCAAACACGTTTGGTTTAATACCACGAATAACCTTATATCGTTTTTGACCAATATTAAATTCAATCTCAACAACGGCATCACGAGCATTGATGGAGTTCAATAACTGTGGTTTGTTTATCTTACGGAAAGGTTTACCAAATAGACCAAAACATAGAGCATCTAGAATGGTGGATTTACCCGCACCATTCTGTCCTATAATCAATGTGTTGGTCGACTTGGTAAAATTAATTTCCGTGAACGCCGCCCCGGTGGAAAGAAAATTCTTCCACCTAATAATCTGAAAGAGAATCATTTACAAATTATTGCATTTGTGATTGTGCTTGTTGAATCATATTGTCAATAATTTTTCTGCTAACTTTATGTGGCAGTTCTTCAAGAGCAGCCAAGATGATATTGGCTTCAGAAACTTTGAAAGTCAATTTCAATTCTTTCTCTGCTTCTTGTTTTGGTTGTACGTCTTGTACTTCTGTTGCATTTTCCATTTTTATTTCCTTCTTGGTTAAAAAAAATTAAGCCTGTTCAGTATTCAAAGCTTCTACGTAGAGTTCTTTCAATAATGATTTAAGCTTATCATTATCTATGCTTTCATCCTTAATAGATTCAACATATTTGTTAAGTGTGGTGAGTGTGTCCTCAGCTTGGTCAACCATATCATCGTCAACACCTTCCATTAAGTCGGTGAAATCTTCTGCAATAGTGACATCTACTGGATTAACATTATACAGGTTATTCATCAGTTTGTCAAACAAATATGGGTTAGTCTTGTTAATTACTACCACTTTAACATACTTGCCAGTATACTGAGTCAAATCCATATTGGTAATATCCGTAATGGTATCTTTCTTGTCATCATAGGCAATACGATGAAACATCTTGTTTGGATTTTTTATGAATTCCAGCGAACGCCGATCCATATCAAATATATGAAAACCCCTATCGTCATTATAGTCTTGCCAAGTAAGTTCATACGGGTTGCCCAAATAGAATATACCATCAGCATTGGACTTATGATGATAATGGCCAGAAAAAGTATACTCAAACTTCCTGAATAGAGCACGTTCTAATCCTTCATGTGATGGCATACCACGATACATGGCGAACCCAGCAACTTCTAAATGACCCATACAAATTGTGGCCGAGGTATTCTTAATTTCTTCCATAGAACGTTCATAGTTCTCGGCACATATCCAAGGCAACATACAAACATCATATGTGGTATCTTCATATTTCAAATGAATGGTTTGTGGTGAATCAATCACATTGATGTTATCATATTCACGCAATAACAAATCAACCGAATTCACATCATTGGTATTCTTAAAATAAGTATCATGATTACCAGCCAACATATGAACTTCAATACCCATTTGATGTAATGAGTCAAAGAACATTTGTTTTGTTTTCTTTAAGGTAAAAAAGTTTACGTATTTGCGTCTATCAAAAGTATCACCAAGAATAAGAACAGTGCGAATTCCGGCAGCCTGTATGTTAGGAAAGAATACCTCATTATAAAATTTTTCATAGAAATCCAAGAAGTGTACGGAATCATTACGAGCTCCGAAAATGTTGGTCGGTTATTATTGCTACTTTCATTCCGACACCTCCTTATCAAATTTTTTCATGTTAATGTTATTAGGTCCATCACATCCAATTCTGGGTTCAGGATCTATTCCGTTTAAATAATATTTTTTATATAAATGTTTTGTGACTTTTGTTTTTTCTTGCAATTCACGCCAACCATAGTATAACACACCTTTATATTCAATGTCAAGCGTATTGTGTATTTCTTTACCTTTTAGGCCATGCTGGCCATTTTTTCTTGCTATTTCGGATGTTAATGTGCCAGATTTCCACCGTTCTTTCATTTTTTCGGAGTGTTGTTTTTTTCTTTGTTCGTTGTTCATCCAACTCTCCAAAACTTTTTTCCTTTTATTTTCATAGTACTCTTTGGTCGCTTCTTCTTTATGCCACCAATGTGATGGATGATTTTCTCCTTTTAGTCCATACATATGATTGGCTTTACCAGGTAAAGATGAACCCCAAGGAACAGTATCAAATTTTATATCACATTTAAAGTTTTTTAATGATTCAAAAATATCTTCTTCCATAAACACCTCCTATAAGTTATTTAGTATAGTTTGGTGCCCAAAAAGATTATTTTGCCTTTGTTTTTTCAATGTCCAATACCCTCTGACGAAGTTCAGTGGTACTGAAACTGTGTTGTCTACTATTGAAATATACAGCAATCGGTAAATTATAACCAGTAAATTGTTTATCTCTATATTCTTCACCAACGATTCTAACATCAATTGGATAAGAAGTCAATATGTCCATCAATTCTTTTTCAGTGGCATATGGTATAATTTCATCAACAAACTTACAAGCTTGTACCTGTATGAATCTTTCCAGTACCGTTTGTATAGGTTTATTTTTGGTAGTTGGTCTATCAATCGTAGGGTCCATCTGTAAACCTACAATCAAATAATCACACTGAGTTCTTGCCTCTTTTAACATCATCACATGACCTGCATGGAACAAATCAAATGTGGAACAAGTAAATCCTACTTTCATAATTACCCCTCAATAAATTTTTCAAGTCCTTTTGGTTTCTTTATGGCATCTTTCTCTGCCTTCTTGGTCTTTCTGGCATCTTCATATGTTTCAATAAACTCGGCAATATTGTCATAGAGTTCAAATTGCCTTGTAGAACCATCTTCAGATTCCATCATCTCAAATTCATCCAGAATACCATACATCTCTGTGGCCTTGTACTTGACATACAGTTGTTTCTTTTCTTTTTGTATACGTCTTAGAAAGGCAAAGTAAATTACCTGTGTAAAATATGCAAATGGATTGGAGGATTTGGTTGCATCAAAGTTTTCAAAGTACATGAGACAATTTTCAATTCCATCCGAAATCATTTCATCTCGGTAACTGTAGTTGATGAAGTTTGGTTTGTGAGATAACCCCTCGGCTATCTTCATAAAGCATTCACCGATGTAGTTTGGTATCTTAGGTTTAGGTTTATTTTCTTGGTTGGCAATAAGGCAGGAAGCCTTGTAATCTGTTAAGGCCTTTAAGAAATCTTGGTTATTAATGTAATGTTTAATTTTACTCATTCAAGTGTACCGCATAAAGTTGTTGACAAAGGGCTTGACAAATGTTATAGTTCGTATGTAGCCCCCATGATGTTTAGTGTAATTTTAAGTTCTTTAAGTTATCCATTTCATCCATCGCATTTATAACATCCATCATATATTCTTTATCTTCCTCAGTGGAAGCATCTTTCTTCCTTTGGATGGATTCATTTACTTTCTCCACGGTAGTGTGGAAATACTCCTTAAAGTCATCACTTGGTTCCATAACACAGAGAATATCTTCCCATTTTACAGAAGCACGATTTTCTTTTATCATGGCAATTGGAAGCCATTGTTGCATTACCAAATTCATATTCCTAACTTCAAACATCATAGGTTCTATGATATCTACAACCTCAGTGTTCAGGTTGTCAAAGAAACAAATAACATCCATACCATCTTTGAATCTAACAATCTTTACTTCATTTTCCATCTTTAAGTCCTATGTTGTAAATCTTAAATGAGAACTTCTCCTCATTATATATCTTTACTCTTTCCACAAAATGTTGTAGTGTAAAGTTCA